GCTTTACGTGTTCAAGGGTGGAATGACCTCGTCACTGATGGTCTCCTCTACTCTGATCACTGGCTGCGCGGAGGAAAGGTTACTTACAAAATGAAAAAGAACGAGATCGCTAAACCCCGAAAGATGCCGCGAATGATCGGCGATCTCGGTGTTTGTGCGTCACTCTTAGGTTTCAGGATCATGGAGTTCCTTAAAATGGCACAGGCCGACTGTGTATTACCTGTCAATGGCGGTGAAATTATGTTCGTGAAGTCACCAGCTACAACCAAATTACGTGATGTTTTCAACCGTCTTATTGACCCACCTAAGAGGTTCTTTTTTGTCCTTTTCTCTGATGATTCTTGTTTTTCTGTTCGCGATACAAATGGTTTTGTCCATCGTTACAACGTTGACATCTCCAAATGTGACGCTAGTCATGGGGACTCACTGTTCCGTCTCTTGGTCTCCCTCTTCCCGGATGCTATGCAACCGGATGTACGTAGACTAGTGGACCAATGTTTGGCTCCAATCACCATATCTGACAAAACCAACAAGAAAAACAAGGTCATCTTAAAACCGCATGGGTACACCCTTTACTCTGGTTCTACCATAACCACAGGTATCAATAACCTAGCTAATATATTAATCGCTTTATCATTCTCACGCTGCACAGAGTACTCACCAAGCGCTCTCATCTCTGCTGCTGAATTGGCTGGTTATATTATCACCGTTGATACCTGTAAGACTTATCATGACCTGCAGTTTTTGAAACATTCTCCAGTTCGTGACACGTCAGGGCGTATCCAACCACTCTTGAATATTGGAGTCCTCCTGCGCCTCACAGGAACGTGCAATGGCGACCTGCCTGGTCGGGGTGATCTTCGCACGCGCGCCTCCAACTTTCAATTTGCTCTGCTCCGTGGTGCCTACCCACGTGTTAGCTTCCCCTTAATAGACAACATGAAAAGATCTTGTGCTGGTGTTTACAACCAACTTATGATCGATACCGTTTCCAAGATTCTCTCCACTAAGCTGGAAAATGATGATGACGAAACTTTCTCCGTTACTACGATGGAGATCGCTCGTCGTTACCACCTCACACCTCTTGAAGAGTTGGAGTTGGATCTAGAAATTGGTAACATGTCGTTTGAGGAGTGTTATTGTGGTCCCGTAGTTGACAAGATTCTCGGTGTCGACTACGGTCTCGCAAGCAAAACAAAATGAG